CATTCCAGTGGTACGCAAAATCGAGAGCATCATTCACATTCTGTTGAATCATTAACTCTGGATCTCTTGATTTGCGAACCCAGTCTATCATGCGGTAGATGGTGGCTTTCTCAATCGGAGCAAGAATGACATGGGGTCGTTTGGGGTGAGGGACAAAACCTCTCTTCAGAAAACTCAGGTTTTCTAACGGTTCCACTTCAATAGTGGTTTCTGACTTATCGGCGCGGGTATATGTAATTCCGTATCGGCCAAGGATGTTGCTAAATGTGACTTGGTTGAAAAAGTCACTAGCTTCCTCAGCGACCGCAAAGATATTGTCATCACCATAGTTAAAGCAGCACACGTTCTCGTCGAACTTACGGAGCGGCAGCATTTCAAGCCGTCCAGATTCTCGCGCCGAAATTCTCCACACAATTAGCGAATAAATAAAATTGCAGATGCAATTCAACTCAACAGTCAGCGGGCATCCACTAGGGTTACCTTGGTGCTTCATGTAGAGGCTATTCTGGGCTAGATGTACAGTGTGGATTATCTCGTGCAAGAGAACCTGGCGGACTGTCCTCGCTTCTTCTCCGTCGTCGTACCAATCGCTAACGATGTTTGCGACTTGCATCATGATGAAAGCTTCAATAGTTCCATCCCAATTTGCGTAGTCTCCAGCAAATCCATCGGGCGATATTCGTCTGAGTTTGTTCCAAAGGTCGGTCCAGTCCGGTCCGTGTGCGTCAGTTCCGACACACCCGAAAAACTTTCCGTGAGATTCGCAGAAAGAGTTTTTGAAGTCCAGGAAGTAACGTCTGAACAGAATGACAAATGGTAGTGGCATCACATTGATAGCTCGCGTCTTACCAAGGAACACTTTTTGTTCCGTGCGCAGCTCATCTTTGAGCACATCCATTGTCACACTGGGCAGCCGCACGCCTTTCTTTGCGTATGACTCTTTCTCCTCTATCTCAGCAAGCAGCAGCGGATCTGATATCTCATGTTCGTGCTCCGAGCCTTCCTTCAATTTGAAGTAGGAGTATTTTCCAGGGCGGGTGTCAGGTTTTCTGTGGGGTAGTCGGTGCGGATATCCGGCACTCGTGGCCATCTCCATACCGCGAAAGTTTTCAACAATCGCGCCAGAGGGAGCACGGATGCCATTGATAGCCTCATCCAACGTGGCGACTTGAGGTGGGCGATACTTGGGGCAAAGTACATCTTTAAGCAAGTTTGTCGTGTGTTCGACAGCAGCTTCCACGTCCAATGAAGGAAATGGAAGAACGCTCTTGCCGTACTTTGATATCGCTTCTACAAGCGGCGTTGTTGGGCATCCAGGCGCCTGTGCACGGCAAAGTGCCGCAGGTGCGTGGGAGGGTGCTCTGACCATGCCATGAATTAAGCTTGGTCTCAGTTCTGTCTTGGTGGTCTGTGCAATAGACCATTTCTTATCAACACAGCCTAGCAAGGTATACGTTCCACGAGGGACTACCTGCAGGCCGCATTCTTCAACTTCATCGCGATTCTGCACTTTGGCAAGCGTACCATCTGGATTGATGGGCAGTTCCTCGCAGTCGGGGTGTCCTTTCTCGGAGGCAAAAGTGATGTTACTTTGGCGAATCGAACCGGAGAACAACTTAGTAGTCAGTCCACGAAGGGACTTATTGACTTGTTCGTAGGTTGTCGCAATAGCTCCACCGAGATTTTCTTTATCCCAACCGTGAGTATGCATGCCCAAAATCTTATGGGGCAAACCAGTGTTGATGGCGATGAGTATCTTTCCGCAGTCTCCGCGTTCGGACACTACTTCGTATTTATAGCCTTGGCGAACGAAAATTAATTCCTTATCGACTTCGGCGGCCTTATAAGCTGATCTGTGTCTCAGGTCAATAGGTCCGCCTACTCCCAGGTGAACTTCCCGGGTTGGAATATTATCATTTTCGTCCACCCTGACTCCGGCAAGAATCATAGCGCATTTTTGAGGAACGCGCTGCAATTCATGCTCTCTGATGAGGTGACCATCAAGTATCCCACTTCGGAATGAAGGGTATCGAGGGCCGAGATAGTAGAGGACGAGATCTTGAGTTACGTCCGCCATATACTCGGATCGAAATGGGACAGCTATCTTGGTACAACCCCAACCAGTTACGAAGATGTGCATGTCTTCTTGGAGACGGGAATCATGAAAGAAATGTTTTGGTGCTAAGACGATCGAACCTTCGATGCCTAATGCGCCCACTTGAAATTGGCTCACTGAATTATCCTTCCGAATGAAAGAAAAGTACAAGTTAACCATATTTCGGGAATATAATCCGCGAAGTGATTGCATGGCATTTGGGTCTTCACATCCCTGCGGCACAGCTGTGGTTTCAGGTAATGGAATCACCTGCTCGGGCATGGAGTCGGAGTAATCAAATTCCCCTCCTTGTGACTTAGCGACTTGGATTGCTCCTTGGCGCGGTAAGTGCCTTTGCGAGGTGTTATAAGGTGTCGATTCAGAGGCGATTACTCTCTGAGTTCTGAGTCTGTTCAAGTTGTTGGAGTAAGCAGTCGACTCTGGAACTGCTCGGATTTTGTTCGTGGGTTGGTGGCGTAGGTTCTGCGAATAACTCTCAGCTTCTCCAGCTGGAGGGTCGACTTGCGTACCGTCGGCGCCGACATATCTATGGAAGACATTGGCGTCGAGGAGAATTCTCTCCTGCTCGAAT